GCATAGTTCAGCGGCAGAACGACAGTAATCCCCCTGACTGGAAACCCTGGTTCGAATCCGGGTGCGCGGATTCATCTACAACATCATAATTACACCTCCTGCGGGGCGCCTGTCTTGTGTAACTCGATGGGCGCTTTTGCTATGCGGAGAAAGGAGATGAAATGACTTGGCAAGAGCGCCGGACGAAATAAAGGAGAAAGCCAGAGTACTCTATGAGAATGGCGTAATGCTAAAAGACATTGCTGGTCAATTAGACGTACCGGAAGGTACAGTACGATCATGGAAGAATAGAGGGAAATGGAATTGCAACGCAACGCAGGATAAGGAATGCAACGTTGCAAAGAAAATGAAACGTAACAAAGCAGAAAAGAAAGCTGTAGCAGAAGAAGTCGAGTCAGTAATGAGCAATGACGATTTGACTGATAAGCAACGGCTTTTTTGTATTTATTACAGCAAGTCATTCAATGCCGCAAAGTCATACCAAAAGGCATATGAATGTGATTACCTTTCAGCGCGAATCAATGGTTCCAGATTGCTTACAAATGATAACGTAAGAGAAGAAATCATGCGCTTAAAAGAAATGGCCTACTCCAAGGCTCTCTTGAAGCCAGAGGACATCTTCCAGAAGTACATGGACATAGCCTTTTCTGATATCACTGATTACCTATCATTCGGGCAAGAAGAAGTACCAGTTATGGGTGCATTTGGGCCAGTGGTTGATAAGGAAACAGGTCAAACACTCACCAAGATTGTGAACACTGTAAAATTTCGGAAAAGCACGGACGTGGACGGCACCATCATATCCGAGGTAAAGCAAGGGAAGGACGGCGCAAGTATAAAGCTTGCTGACCGCATGAAGGCCCTTGACTGGCTGGCAGACCATATGGACATGGCTACGGCGGAGCAGCGGGCCAGGATAGCGTTCATTAAGGCTCAGACGGATAAACTTACGGCAGATGAAAAGGAACAGTCAGAAAGAGTGGTGATTGTCAATGATATCCCAAGACCAGAACCAAGTTAAACTCACTGACTTAATCGCCCCGTCTTTCTATGGTGTACATTGGGACATTATAGACGGCAAACACACTTACTACGATCTATACGGTGGGCGAGGCTCCACAAAGTCATCTTTCGCCGGACTTGAAATAGTACTGGGAATGATGGAGGATCCGAACGCCAATGCGATTATTTACCGTAAGGTTGGGAATACGATTGGTGATAGCGTATATGAGCAGGTACTATGGGCCATTGACGCGCTGGAAGTAAGTCACCTATGGAAATGCAAAACAAGTCCGTACAGGTGCATATATAAGCCAACAGGCCAGAGAATTATATTTAAAGGATTGGATAAGGCCAAGAAGTCAAAGTCTGCAAAGGTACGAAAGGGGTATTTTAAATATCTATGGTTTGAAGAATTAGACGAATTTTCGGGTATTGAAGAAATTCGAATGGTTCAGCAGTCCATACTTAGAGGCGGCCCAAAGTTTGTTGTATTCAAAACATTCAATCCCCCGATAAGTAAGTCAAATTGGGCCAACAAATATGTTCAGGAGCCGCGAGAGGATTCACTAAGGCATAAGAGCGATTACAGATCAGTTCCAATTGAATGGCTCGGACAGCAGTTTCTTGATGATGCAGAGCATTTGCAAAAGGTTAACCCGAAAGCCTATGAGCATGAATATCTCGGCAACCCGGTAGGACTTGGTACTAACATCTTTGAGTTTCTGGAGATCAGGACGATCACTGATGAAGAGATCGCCAGAATGGACCGTATATATCAAGGCCAGGACTGGGGCTGGTATCCCGACCCTAAAGCGTTTGTACGGTGCTACTATAACCACAACACGGAAACCATATATGCCATTGACGAATTGGGCGGCTGCAAGATTCGTAATGCAGAGATGGCAAGGCAGATCAAGGCTAAAGGATATGATGATTATGAAATCCGATGCGGCTTAGATGAGCAGGAAAGTATTGTAGACTTCCGGGACGCTGGTTTACATGCAAGACAGGCGAATGGTGGACCGGGTAGCGTGAAATACACGTTCGAATGGCTACAGTGCCGCAAGATCGTTATTGACCCGGCAAGGACACCGAGACTTTATAAAGAAATGATAGAGTACGAGCATGAGGTTGATAGCAATGGCGAAGTAATACCGGATTACCCGGATAAAAATAACCACTGGATTGATGGACTACGGTATGCAACCAGTCCATTATCAATGAGGAGGGGGAATTCAGCGTAATGAAGATTAATAAAGATTTTGCAGTAATTGTAAACGGCGAACGGTTTGAAGCGTTTGGCATTCTGGAGATACATATTGACGGCGGAAAGTTTAAAATGATATGCGAACATGGCAAGAAAGCAAAGAAAATCATAGAATGCAGGACAAGAGACGTTGAGTTTGTGAGTGCTCCTCAAATGCCTGAAATCAAATATTATATTGACAACGACATGATATCGGATTCTAGCGGATATTACAGGTGTAGAGAACGCGGCTTTTTCGGATATGATATTGGTAATGGGCCTGATGATCAAGAGGCAGAGCCAAAGACGGCGGCCGAGGCATCAAGAATCGAAACGAGAAAGATTCTTAACGAGCAATATGCAGCCCGCAGGTGTCAATGCCAATTTGTCCCATATTTACACAATGAATCTATGGAACCGAAAACACCGTTAGGTGTTGTGAAGAAAGCGGTTAAAGAAGCACTCCATGAAGTGTTGGAAGAGGACGTAATAGACAGCGTACGGCGTAGGAAAGAAAAGTTCGCAACGGACCGCGAGGAATTTAAAGAAATGACCAAGAAATACCAGGGCAGGTGATTAAATGGGATTACTGGACACGGTAAGGAGGTGGTGGAACATGCTATTCCAGAAAGAGGCATTAGAAGAATTTGATGTGGAGCCAGTCACCTCACAGGAAATGGACATTGTTATAGACAAGTGCATGAACATATACCAGGACCGCCCATACTGGCTGAGTGATAAGCATGATATCCGTACAATTGGATTTGGTAAGGTGCTATGCGAGGAAACGGCCCGGCTTACAACACTTGCCATACACGTCACCATTGACGGGAGTCCACGGGCAAAATGGCTGAATGAACAGATTGAGAAACGGTATTTTAAATTCAGGGAGTGGGTAGAATATGGCTGCGCTGCCGGAACGTTCATTGTTAAGCCAAACGGAACGGGCATAGACTTTCTGCTCCCGAACAGCTTTAAAATCGTGGATTCGGACGATGACGGGAACATAACTGGAATTATCTTCATTGACACATATACGGTCAGCACGGCGTTCTCTCGTAAGTATTATACAAAGTTCGAATATCACAGGATCAACAGCGATACGGGAGAATACCTGATAAGCAACCGGGCCTATGTGAGTACCAGCGACAACGACAAGGGGAAGCCGGTCCCACTGGAGGAAACTAAATGGGCCGGTCTTGAAGCCGATGTATCCCTCATGACGCAGAATGGGAAGCCGCTGGAACGAATGCTGTTCGGCGTGTTCAGGACCCCGCAGGCCAACAATACGGAGATTAACAGCCCGTTGGGGTTGCCGATCTACAAGAATGTGGTTGAGGAATTAAAGAACCTGGATATCGCATACAGCCGTAACAGCGAGGAGATAAAGGACAGCCGCCGTATAATCCTGATTGGAGATGAACTCCTGAATACTGCTGGCGTACCGATTGAACAGCGCAAGGTCGGTAGAACGGTAGAAGGATTGCCACATTATGCCAAGACAGTGTTTGGAGGTAAGGGAGACAATCCGTTTTATGAGGAAATCAACCCGGAGCTCAACACTGATACCAGAATCAAAGGAATCAATAACGAACTTTCCTTCATCGGTTGGAAAGTGGGGTATTCTTCCGGGTACTTTGTATTCGACCAGAAAACAGGAATGGTTACAGCCACACAGGTAGAGAGTGATGACCGCCGGACGATCCAGCTTATCAAAGATTGCAGAGATAAGTTAGAGGATTGTATTGACGGTCTTATTTATGCTCTGAATGTATTCGCGGACCTGTATGAGCTTGCACCAGTGGGGCCTTATGAAGTTACCTATGATTTTGGCGATATCACATACAGCAGGGAAGAAGATAGGGCCAGGTGGTGGCAATATGTTATCCAGGGTAAAGTACCAGCATGGATGTACTACCAGAAGTTTGAGGGAATGAGCGAAGAAGAAGCCAAGGCCATGATAGCAGAGGCTAAAGCAGACCAGGAAAGCCCGAAACTTTTCGGAGAGGAATAGCATGATTAATATAGCTACGCATGGCGGGTCATTATACAGCGTGAATCTCACGTATGAACAGATGAGCCACATAATGGACGATGGTTTTATTAAGGACCATAACTTCATTGAGTTTGAATTTACGGACGGTTCTCGCGGCTCAGTAAAAAAAGATTGCATTGAATTTTTCTGGGAAAGAGAAGAAGAACAGGAGGAAGAAACATGAGGACATCATACAGCGATGCGTCTGATTTTATTTTAACAGCTGCATGGGCTTACGTAGGTAGCTGGCTATTGTTCTTTAAGCCATTATTTCAACTGTGTTTTGCTTGGGAGAATGGAGCCTTAACAGCAGGAATCATAATGTCTGTAATAATCAAGATTACTATATCATGCATAGGTTGGCGAGTGATAGAATCCGACTTAAAAAAGCGGGTAGAAGGTGATTAAATGCTTACCCCTGAATACCTGCAAAGGATAACGGAACAGTCCGAAGAGTACGCCTCACAGCTGCGGACGTACATAATAAGCCAACTAATAAGCCGTATAATGTCCAGGCTTGGCCGTGGGGCCGATTACCTTTTCACATCTTCCGACAATTGGCGGATTAAAATATTACAGGAATCCGGTGAACTGCTTGAAGATATCCAGAAACAAATTATCTCATTCACGAAGCTGCAGGAAAAAGAAGTCAAAGAAGCCATGCAGGAAGCCGGAATCAAGGCTTTACAGTACGATGACAAGATATATCAAGAAGCCGGGCTTATTCCTGTACCATTGAAACAATCTCCTGTACTGGTCAGGCAGATGCAGAGAGTGTATGAAGCCACAAACGGAGAGATAAGCAACTTCACGCGGACCACAGCAATAGAAGCACAGAAACTATATATCAGCGAATGCGACAATGCTTATAGGGCGGTAACCTCCGGGGCCGTATCATACACTCAGGCAGTACAAGAGGCTATCAGCAACGCCATTTCAGGCGGTGGGGTCGTTACTTATCCAACCGGGCATAAAGACACGCTAGAAACAGCCGTAACGCGTTCTGTACGTACTGGAATCAGTCAGGCGACCGGCAGTATCCAAATGACCCGCATGGAGGAAATGGACTGGGATATCATTCTCACATCGGCGCACCTTGGAGCCAGAACCGGGGACGGCGGCATGAATCCTACCAATCATTTGTGGTGGCAAGGACAATTCTTTTCCCGAACCGGCAGAACGAAGCAGTTCCCGGACTTTGTGAAGTCTACTGGATACGGAACGGTCACGGGGCTATGCGGCGCAAATTGCCGTCATAGTTTCGGACCGGGGGACGGTGTGAATAATCCTTTCGCTGACCTGCAGACGGAGGACAACGAGCGCATAGAATCTCTAAACAAGAAGCAAAGGGCATTAGAACGGCGGATACGCAAGACCAAGCAGGAACTTGTCGGAATGAAAACGGCGGTAGATTCTGTTAAAGATGAGCCGCTTAAGTTTGAATTACAACAGGAATATGACCGCAAAGCAGCACTCCTAAGACGGCAGAATGCGGATTATAATGATTTCTGTCGCGAGAATGATCTTAAGAAACTCACAGAGCGCTTGAACATAGCAAAATGGAACAGAGAACAGGCAGCGGCAGCAAATGGAGCTGCGACACGGTATGAGAATGCAAGGAAGGGTTAACATGAGAGAATCGGAAGCATGGGTAATTTGCCCGATCTGTGGCAGAAAGACCAAAAACAGGATCAGAGCAGATACCGAAGCCAAGCGGTTCCCGTTGTGGTGCCCGGTATGCAAGCATGAAAGCGTGGTTGATGTCACGCAAGGAAAAGTAAATATCTCAAAGATATAAAGGAGGAAAATGAGTTGCGGACACCTCACGCATGTAACATAACAGTAAACATAAATGACTACGTAAAAGTAAAACTTAATCAGACGGGAAAAGACATATACTTCCATCGACATGATGATACGCGGAGGAAATATGTAGAAGAAAATGGTTATTACCCAGTGTGTTTTCAACCTGAATTTCCAAAGGTTGATGAAAACGGATATTCCAAATTTCCGCTATGGGAATTCATGAAGCTATACAGTGACTACATGGATTTAGGAAAGTCTTTACCTTTTGATACAGAGTTGATTTTTGAATAACAAATATTTATTGAGCTGGTGCTTATGCGCTGGCTATTTTATATTACCATTTTGTTGACCTTAACAATATGGTCCAATTACCCCGCCCGTGGTCTATCGGGCAAATCCCAACCGCAGAAAGAGCGGTCAATAAATCATTTCAGGAGGATTGAAAATGAAAGACATTTACGCAATTTTAACAGGCATCGGAATCGAGGTTCCGGAGGATAAGAAAGCCACTCTGGATAAGGAATGGAAAGAGAACTATCGCACCGTTGCAGAATATGAAAAGGCCACTGCTAAGAGAGACGAATACAAAACCTCTCTTGATACTGTACAGGAGCAGTTAAAGGCCTTTGACGGTGTAAACCTCGATGAATATAAGGCACAGATTTCGAAACTGGAAAAGGATCTGGAAGATGAAAAGACGGCCCGTCTTGCTGACGAAGCAAAGCACCAGTTAGAAGCTACTGTTGAAACATTCATGGGCGGAAAACAGTTTGTTAATGACCTGACAGCCGAGAGTATCCGCGGAAAGCTCATGGAAGAACTGGATAAGGATACGGCAAAGGGACGGTCCATTGACGATATCTTCAAGGCTCTTGTCTCTGACAAGGACGGGAACCCGATCCCCAATATCCTTGTTGATCCAGCACAGCAGGTCGCAGAAAGCAACAAGGTAGTTATCACACTGCCTATGGGCAACAACAAGAATCAGACTGGAATCACGAAAGAGTCTTTTCAGAAGATGGACCTTGACGCAAGAATGGCTTTGAAATCCAAAAGCCCGGAACTTTATAAAAGTTTAACTCAGTAAGAGAAGGAGAAATGACAATATGGCAATGACAGGAAGATTTGGCGGTTTTGATTTTGACCCGGAGGTATTCTCTGGATACATGGCGGAACAGCCTACATGGAATGACAAGATTTACGCTTCCGGCATTATGGTGGAAGATAATACAATCATGGATTTAATCGGTACAAAGGGCAACGTGGCGACACTGCCGTTTTATGTGCCGATTGATGAAAATGACGATCAGGCTTTAAACAACGATGGTATGACTGACAATACGCCGTCTGAAATCAGCGGAGGCAAGCAGACCGCAATGATGATTCAGAGAATGAAAGCATGGAAAGCAAAGGATTTCACAAAAGAATTAACCGGAGCGGCACCTATGACTCATGTTGCCAATTCCGTAGCTGGTTATTATCGCCAGGTTTGGACCAGGGACCTTATGACAATTACCGACGCTATTATGCAGCTTACAGGCATGGCAAATCATATCACTGATTTAAGTGTAACTGGGGAAGATGCACCGACTGACGCAAATAACATCAATGCTACAACTTTAATCTATGCGCAGCAGAAAGCACTCGGTGACATGGCTGACGGATTTGGCCTTTTCTTAATCAACTCATACATTTTTGCGAAATACAAAGCTTTAGGGTTGGTCGATTACAACAAGTACACCATCACGAACGCCATCGAAAGAGATGTTGAGTTGCCAACCATCGGCGGTTTGATTCCTCTCGTAACCGACAGATTCACTATTGACGCTTCTGGTACACACCCGGTATACAAGTCCTACATAATTGGTCAGGGCGCTTTCCTTACTTGCCCGAAAAACAATTATGAGAAGCCTTACTATACCGACTATGATCCCGAGACATCAGCCGGTATTGAAAAACTGTACACGAAGCAGGGAAGAGTTATTCACCCGAACGGCTTTTCTATTAAAGCTGAGAGTATTACAGGGGAATCCCCCACCAATGCGGAACTTGCCAACAAGAATAATTGGGTACTCAAATTCAAGGAGAAGAATATTCCTATCGGTTTGATTAAGTCTAACGGTTAAGGAGATTAAGCCATGGCGTATGCGGATTATACATTTTACACCACAACATATCATGGCACGGCGATAGCAACTCAAGAAGACTTTAACCGCTTGGCTGATAGAGCAAGTGACAAACTGGACATCATGACGTTTGACCGTCTGGTGTCCGGTCTTCCTACGGCTGAACGTGCGGCAACAAGGGTAAAGAAAGCCGTGTGCGCCGTGGCTGAGAAGTTGCAGGAAATTGAACAGGCGGAAAAGATGGCACAGGCCGGTGGATATGGTACTGATGAACTCGGCAATGTTGTTGGGAATATTGTTACAAGCAAGACCGCCGGGGCCGAATCCATCTCATTCAGCGCCACATCTTCCGTCAAGAGTGCCGTACTCAGCGCTGCAGGCGATACGCAGGCCCAGAACCGGCTTTGCTATGAGACGGCAAGAGAATATCTTGCTGGCGTAACTGATGATTGTGGCGTGCTACTGCTTTATGCAGGGCTTTGAGAGGGGAGAATCGAAAATGATTAATTGGATTATGCAACACTTTTGTAAGCACAGATACCGTAAGCATTATAACCCAGTCTTAAAGAAGTACAATCAGCGGTGCTCTATTTGCGGGAAAGAGGTGGAAAGATGAAATACAGAAAGAAACCTGTTGTAATTGAAGCTTTACAGTTTTTTGATGATGTCGACACGATTACTGAATTATCCCGATTTGTAAACGATCAGGATTTACGAATCAGTTACGAGGCCCCGGAAAACCCAAAACTCAAAATCAAAACCCTTGAAGGAGTAATGGAAGCCTCGGTTGGGGATTACATCATCAAAGGCATAAAGGGAGAGTTCTACCCCTGCAAGCCTGATATTTTTGAAGCAACCTACGACCCGGCAGAATAGAAAGGCGGTGATCCTTCTATCTTCCAGCTATGGGTTAAATAGCATCGGTTATAGTTTGCCGATCTGCAAGAGTAGAAACGGTTTCTGGAATCGTTTAGGCGGTTCCAGCGAAATAAGGAAGGAGTGATTCCATGTATGCCGACACAGTGACCATCTTTAACAAACATAAGACAGCACAGGGTACAACATGGTATCCTACTGTACTTCATAATGTTGATTTGAATACCGACAAGGGCGCAAATGTGGTTAAGACTGGACTGGAAAGCGCAGATGCCGCCAAATTGCATGTAAGATACACTTTGATTGACGGAGTTATTACAATCGCAGGAAAGCCGTATAAAGGCCCGAAAGAGTGGGCGGCACAATCCGAAACAGGATTTCCCGCATCGCTCACATTCACCGGTGGAGCAGATTTCTTCATTCACGGCGAATATGCCGAGACCGCAATAAGTGATACGGACCCGGCATACAAGAATGGATTTTATGATTACATAAACAAGACCTGTGACGATGTATATCTGATTACCACAGTAGGAGGCCCGTACAAGCTGATTCCTCACTTTGAGATCGGAGGGAAATAGCATGGCAACACAGCATTTTCCTAAGTGGTCTATGGTTGACGGCGGCATAAAGGTTAAGCTTGATTTGTCCCGGTTTGATAAGCAGTACCAGAAAGCCCAGTATGGCCTTGACGGCGATGTAATGACCAGCATGGTCCCGTTTATGCCTATGCAGGAAGGACCGTTTGTCAATGTTACAAGGGCGGCCAGTGCAGCCATACAAGGTTCAGGCGGAGCATATGCCGCTTTTGGTCCACAAGGTCGCTTTCTCTACGAAGGCAAGACCATGGTAAGTGAAATAACTGGAAGCACATGGGCCAGATTCGACACGAAGAAGGTCCTTGTCAGTCAGTATAGTGGCAAAACCGCTGCAAAAGAAAATTTGGTATACAACAAAACAGCTCACCCCGAAGCGCAAGCCCATTGGTTTGAACCTGCCAAAAAAAAGGACGGTAAGCAATGGGTAAAGAGTGCAAAGAAAACGGCAGGAGGTGGCAAACGTGGCTGAACAACCACAACCAATAGGTAGAGATTTTACCGGGTACGATGTGCTGACGGAAGCTATGAAAGATTTGTTGAATCAGTACCCGGGGCTTGATGGAGATATAATTTCATTTGAAGAATTGGAAGAGGATACCGGGATAGCTTTCTCGGCTGATAACGGGGCGTTGGTATACAGTGATAAGGAATCTGTAACGGGCCACGTTCGCCAGATTTGCCGTTATCCGTTCTATGTGGTCTACCGGGTAGGTGCGAACAGTGAACGGGTTAAAATGACCGCTCAGACGTTCCTGGACAGGATTGGAAAATGGCTGTGCAAGGAACCTGTTACCGTTGACGGCACCGTCTACAAATTGACTACATACCCGGCATTGTCGCAAGGACGAATCATCAAAAAGATTACCCGTGACAACTCTTACGGACTGGATCCCAACCAGAACAGCGTTCAGGATTGGGTCTTACCTGTATCAGTAGAATATGAAAACGAATTTGATCGCTGAAAGGAGCAAAATAAATGAAATTAGCAAGAAAAGCATTGGTGCATTTCCTGGATTCCAGTTTTGCGAATGTATTAGCTTCGGCTACGTGGTTTAAGGTTGGAATTGATATGGAGGAATTATCTGTCAGCCTTAACCCGGATACGGAATCTATTAAAAATATTTGGGGTGAATCCAGGGTAACAGATAACGGGTATGAGCCGTCTATTGACGCTGATCCGTACTACGCCAACCCCGATGAAACTATATACCCGAAGATTAGAGATATTGCTATGGATCGCCTTACGGGTGACGAATGCAAGACCCTTATCCTTGAAGTGATTGTTGAGGATACGGAAGCGACGAACCATCTGGCCTATGTGGAGGAAGTCATTGTCAAACCACAAAGCTATGGCGGTGGTACCGCTGGCGTTAATATTCCGTACAATTTATCCTTCAATGGCGGTCGAAAGAAAGGCTATGTCACTGCAACTTCCCTCACTTCCGGTAACCCGACATTCGCAGAGGGTGCTATCCCGTCTGGATCATAAGGAGATTAAGACATGAGCAATAAACTGATAAAGGCACCACAGCAAAACGGCAATGATATTGTAATTGACGATGGTTCCCGTGTTTACAACATAAAAAATAAGCGCGGCGAGGCATTAGGGCAATTTACCTTTGTTCCTTCTGATTTGGGGATTTTCGAACGTTATGATCATGCTGTTAAAACGTTTGAGGAATTGCAGGCACAGCTCGAAAATGGAGACGGCAGCGAAAAGGATAGAATAACCGATGCCAAAAACAAGATGATGGCGGAGATCGATCATTTATTTAATGCCGATGTATCTGATACCTTCTTTAAAATAACCGGACCATTTTCCGTCTTAAGTACGGGTGAATTTTACGCCGTGCACATCATTGACACAATCCGTGCGGTGATTGAAAAAGAAACCGGAAGAAGATTACAGAAAGTTGACCGGGCCAGCAAGTACACGCAGAAGTATCATAAATGATGAATCCATTTAGCCTGCCGACTGAATTAGAGGTCGGAGGCGAATTGTATAAGATTCGTACCGATTACAGGGCTGTGCTTGATATCTTGACCGCCTACAGTGACCCGGAACTTGATGCGGCAGACAAGACGCAGGTACTTGTTGAAATCCTGTATATCGATTACGAAACGATTCCGCCAGAACGCATAGGGGAAGCAGTAAAACAGGCCACTTGGTTTATTGATGCAAATTTACCTGCAGATAACAAACCAAAGCCGGTATCAATGAATTGGTTCAAAGATGCCCCCGTTTTAATACCGGAGATCAATAAGAACATAGGCACAGAGGTCCGCAGTGTGAAGTATATGCACTGGTGGACCTTTTTCGGCGCCTATATGCAGATCGGTGGTGATGGGCTGTATTCCTCAATCCTTAATGTGCGGCAGAAGAAAGCCAAAGGGGAAAAGTTGGAAAAGTGGGAATCCAAGTTCTACAAGGAAAACCAGGCCCTATGCGATCTTGACTGGGAACAGCACCAAAAGGAAAGAGAAGCAGTCGAAAAACTTATTGGATAGAGCCAGAGCCATTGAGCCAGAGTCGAAGAAAGGAGCGGTGTCATGGCGGCCCAAGCTGACGGAACAGTCTTAATTGACACGGAAATTGATAAATCAGGAGCCGAGGCGGGCGGCAGAGAAGTGCAGAAAACTCTTGTAGGACTTACTGAATCCATGAAGAACGCTTTACAGGCTTTTAAGGATGCCCCCTCCATCATCAAACAGTCATTCGATATCATTAAGCAATCAGCCCTTGATGCAGCGAACCCCGCAAAGGTTATAGGGAGTGCATATCTGTCCACATTTGATTCCGTATCCACAGGTGCAAGTAAAGCAGGTGCAAAGGTAAGAAACCTGCAAGATGAGATTGACCGCTATACAGATGCGCTCTATTATGCGGAAAGAGCTGGTCTTGGCCTGGGCGATGAAGAATACGACAAGGCTCTTGTGGGGCTGAAACGGGCACAGCAAGCGGCAACGGAATATAAGAATGAATTGCTTAAGACGGATAATGCGCAAAAGAAAACTGAAAAATCCGGTAAGAAGCTTAACAAAGGGCTGAAAGATACCGCCAAGAACGCGGGAGCTGCGAAAATGTCCCTTATGGGAATGCTTGGGCGGTCTGTACTGTTCAGCGCTGTATTCAGGGGCTTATCAATGATTACGAGAGCCATAACCGAGGGAATGCAGAATCTTGCGAGATATTCCGACAGCACAAACAAAGCTCTGTCACAGCTTAAATCCTCGCTTACAACGCTTAAGAACAGTTTTTCGGTTGCGTTTGCTCCCGTCATAGAGTATGTAACCCCGGCGCTTACCCTGCTGATTTCTAAGCTTATCGATATCAATAACTGGATTGCCCAAACAATGGCCGCGCTGGCGGGAAAAGACACATTTACAAAAGCAGTAGCGATCCAGGAGGATTATGCGGAAAGTTTAACGGATACCCAAAAAGCAGCTAAAGAAGCAGCTAAAGAAGTAAAAAAGGCTACGTTTGCCTTTGATACCCTAATTCAGACACAAAAATCAAGTGATACAGATATATATAAAGGCCCTACCCCTGATCAGATGTTTAAGACCGAGGAAGTAACGACAGAAGCCAAGGTTATGGCGGATAATATCAAGAAAACTCTGTCGAATCTATTTGAGCCTATAAAGGCCTCATGGGACCAATATGGGCCTTCAACCATATCAGCGGTAAAAACCATGTTCGGGAGTTTAAAGCAGCTTGCTGCGGACGTGGGAGCGTCATTCATGCAGGTTTGGAGTGACGAAGGATACGGCAAAGCGATTACCGATGACTTACTGATTACTTTTAGCAATATGGCGCTGACTGTGGCGAATCTGGCCGATCAGTTTGACAAGGCGTGGGTGGCGGGGAACACTGGAACCAGTATTATGCGACATTTAGGTGACTTGGTGCTTATAGTAACCGGATTCTTCCGGGAAGCCTCTGAATCTATAAAGAACTGGGCGGCTGAATTAGATTTCGGGCCGCTGCTAAGAGCATTTGACAAGGTGCTTGTTAGCCTCATGCCTGTTGTTTCAAAAGTAGGAGCCGGTTTGCTATGGCTTTTGGACAATGTGCTATTGCCCTTGGCGAAATGGGCATTGGAAAAAGCTTTGCCTGCAGCACTTGAGCTTGTAGCGGCTGGCCTTGATGTTCTTAACTCCGTGATTGATGCATTAAAGCCGCTGGCCATGTGGCTGTGGGAAGAGTTCATTAAACCAATAGGGGAGTGGACCGGCGCTGTAATCATTGGTGCTATAAAAGGAATAACCGAAAAGCTAAAAGAGTTTTCGAACTGGATTAATAACAACCAAGATAAAGTCCGCTATATTACAGAATTAGTGGCTGCTTTTTTCCTTGCATGGAAAGTGACTGAATTTGTAGGGAAAATCAAACAGATGATAAATATATTGTCAGAGACTGGTCTAATGGGGGCATTAGCGAAATTAGTATCTAAACTTGACCTGACATCACTTGGATTTTTTGGAACCGTGGCTGCGGTGGGGGCTCTTGTTTTAGCGGCTTATGAAATATATAAAAACTGGGATAAAATGACACCGACAGAAAAGGTTATAGCTGGAATTCTTGCAGCTGCGTCTGCATTCGCGATTTTGGCGGTATCAGCAGGAGCGGTAACAGGGCCAGCAGGAGCAGCATTAAGAGCAGCGGCAATAGTAGCCGCCGTAGGCGCTGCATTAATTGCTATCAATGCAGGCTCAAGAGCGGCGGTTTCAAGTGGTGGAGGTAGCCGTTCCTTTGCAGCAACTTCAAGCGCCCCCTATGTCGCATACTCAGCCAATATACCCATGCTTGCGACCGGAACTGTAGTCCCTCCGAAAGCCGGTAACTTCCTGGCTATGCTTGGAGATAACAACAAGGATTACGAGGTTGTATCACCGTTGGGGACGATTAAAGAAGCAGTATTAGAAGCCATTAAGGAAGCGGGCGGAATCGGTAACGGCACAGCAAAGGCAGATTTGATCATTGATGGTACAAAGTTCGGACAGTTGGTTTATAAGTACAACAACAAAGAAACCCAGCGCGTAGGCGTAAGAATGGTAACGACAGGAGGTTGATAACGTGGAAAAAGGAATATTTACAATAGACGGTGTTGACCTCCGGTTGTGGGTGACAGGAATTAAGCGCAGTTTTGCGGTAACGGATTCGGAACACAGCGGGCGGCTACAGAATTATGAGATGTACCGGGATGTTATCGGGACCTTTTACAACTACACCCTGACCGTTGAACCGGACCCGGACCATAGAGCAGATTACAACACGTTTTACGACATTATAACTGCCCCCACAGCATTTCACACGGTAGTGTTCCCGTACGGACAGGAAACGCTTGAATTTGCGGCTTATGTGTCCAGCGGTGACGATGAATACGACTCTGTTACTCAGATAGACCGATGGAGCGGCCTGTCTATACAATTCATAGCAAAGGAGCCGCAAAGGAGGCCTTAAGATGTTTTTAAAGCAGACAATTTTATCAGATGCCGCCTTGAACAGTGAAGGGCTGAAAATTGTATATGATGATGTGGCTCCTTATGCAAAGGAAAACAGCAATCCACAAGTAATCGATCCGGGGTTACGGCCCCGGGTTGGATTGCGTCCGAATACAGGGCTATATCCAAGGGCGACAACAGTAAGGAGTGAATTTCCTGATTTAAAAAGGGATGATTTAGTGTATCCTGGCTATGCCTTATGCTTACCCGGTTTTGCTCTGCTCAATGGTGAATACATAAATTTCCCGGACGTTCCAAATGATTACGGATTTATCAGTGACGAAATATCTGATAGCGAAGGGGAATTTGAGTATACCGTAAGTCAAGAGGGACTAAAACCCCGGATAGGGTTGCATCCGCAGATGTTTCTATTTCCACGAAAGACATATGAAAAGTATGTTGATGCGCCAGTACTAACCATAACCTTTAACCAGAAGTTTACCAGCGTAGGCTTGCTGCTGACCTTCAATACAATGTCAGGTGATTATGCAAACCATATTAACGTTCAATGGTATTCGGAAAATGAATTGATATCAAGTATGGATTTTACCCCTAATGATACGAAATACTTCTGCAGCAACTATGTGATGCTGTACGACAAGATTATAATTACTTTTTTGTCAACATCAAAGCCAAACAGACCAGTATTTTTAACCCGGATAGATTATGGTATCTACCGGGAGTTTTTATCTGATGAAGTAAGGCAGCTATCTTGTTTGCAGGAAATCAATGCCATTTCAGAAAATATAAGCATTAATACAATGAACTTCACTGTACGTACAAAATCAAGTGTACCGTTTGACCTGCAGAAGAAGCAAAAATTGGCGCTATATTTTAACGGTGGACTGATTGGCAATTTCTATTTAAAGAACGGAGCCAAAAAGAGCAAGACTGATTATTACATGGATTCCCATGATGCCCTTGGAATTCTTGACGGCAATGAATATCACGGGGGTATATATACCGGTCAACTCGTACCCGATGTAATCGCAGATATTTTTGATGATGAGGATTTTAATTATATGCTGTCTGATGCGTTTGACAATATCCCGTTACATGGATATATTCCTTACACGACAAAACGGAATGCCATTGTTCAAATTGCATTTGCCATAGGGGCAGTTGTTGACACATCTAATTATGATGGAGTGGTTATTTATCCGAAGCAGGAAGATAAGAGCGGAGAGTTTTCCAATGATGAAGTATTTGGCGGCCTTACCTTGGAACATTCAGATGTTGTGACAGGTGTCCGTTTGACTGTACATGATTACCAGCAATCAAATGAAACAGCAGAGATTTATAAAGGAACCGTAGACGGTATGGCGCAGGTGATTTTTACAGAGGCTTATTACGATTTAAGTATAAACGGAGGAACGATCAACTCAAGTGGAGATAACTTTGCTTTCATCACCGGATCGGGTGGCGAAGTGATCCTTACAGGCAAAAAGTACAATCATTTTACATCAACAGTCATCAAGGAAAATCCAAACATAATCTTTAATAAAAATATAAAGGAAGTCCCTGATGCCACTCTTGTGCATACCGGGAATTCAGCATCGGTATTGGAACGCATTTATGAGTACTACCAACATGCAGAAAATGTAATCTGCGATGTTCTGCTTGGCGACAGGGTCATTGGTCAAGTGGTCGACATTGATACTGATTATGACGGTATGAAAACTGGCACGATTGAAAGCGTTTCGTACAGTTTTGCAGGCAGCATAAAGGCGGAGGTGACGATTCATGAGTGAGTACATAGACAACCTTATATTTGACCGTGTACAGGCAGATATAGACAACCTGGCAGCAAAGGCATACATAGCGAATACAGACCTGATCCGCGTGGAAATGGCCGTTGCCTGGTCGGCTAAGATGTTGAATAAGTACGGATATAAAAACTCCATTTATAAACGATGTAAAATGAATTGGAAACCGGAGGATCATCGGACCGATTCGGAAATGGAACGGATCAGACAGAATATTATTCAACTCAGAGCTATTTACTTCACCCCACCAAGCACACCAGTTACACCACAGCGGATCGCTTACACATCGATATATCAAGCGAATGCAATCGAAAAGATACTTTATGACCTTGGGAAGTTGGTCGAAAGCTGTTTCCCGGGGCAACAACACTTTGCTTTCCGGCTCGGAAGCCGGGCATTAGGAAACAGGAGTGAAACATAATGGAATATTTGAAAACGAATTATAAAAACGACAAATTCACCGGACCGCGAAAGTATGAAAAGACTGATAACTCGGACGGAACGATTAGCCTGAACGATGTTACCAATTATGAGGAAGTAGGGGACATTTATTCAGCAGCAGATATCAACACGGCCAACGCCGCAGTAAATGGCTTTTACAACGAATATAATGCGCAGGTGAATAAAATGACAGGAGTAATCACTTTTCCCCTTCCTGTGGCAAACTGGAATAGTACAGCTCCATATATACAGACAGTTGTTATGCCTACGATGAAAGCAACAGATATTCCGGTCCCAGGGATTGTATATCCCAGCTCAATGACGGAATCTTTAAAGGCGCAGATAGATAAGAGCGTAAACATGATAACGGAAATGGAAACCTTAAACGGGTCAATCAAGGTAACTTGCCAGTTCCGAAAGCCGGTTACTGACATGACTATCAGTCTGAAAGGGGTGTAATCATGGCAAAATTACCCTTGTTTTTTAAAGGAAATAGTGTCGACTTTACAACCCTTACGGCAACAGAATCCATGGTAAGAGCAGGGAAAAAATTCATAGGGCAAGGATCGGATGATATTCGAACCGGCACATTACCAGAACGCAGTGCCACAACCTACAGTTTACCGATAAACGGCACTTACAATATCCCTACAGGAATCCATAACGGAGTAGATACCATAAGTCAGACTATACCTACCATGTCGGGACAGTATGTTACTCCCGGGGCTGGAAGCATTGTTATTGAATGTGCTGGAAAATATATGACGAGTGATATAGTTGTATATGCCGTTGAGAACTTAACCCCCGAAATGATTAAATTTGGGGTGACAGTTGGGGAGGGACATTCCAAGGATTTGTTGATTAGGAGGGAAAAGAAATGGCAAAATTGCCTCTACATAAAGTTGGCGGAGCGGTTGACACCTCAGAATTAACAACGCTTCCGGCTGATGTTTTGTCAAATGAGGTATTTATTGGAAGCGGAAGTGATGAACCGCAGCAAGGGACTGTAATAAGGCGTGGAAGTCCCACATATTCATTGCCGATCAATGGGACACAACAGCTGCAGCCTGGGCAATATACGGGCGGAACTATAACACAGTCTATACCCACTATGGGGGCGCAGAATATTGGTCCCGGAGCACAGATGATAACCATACCAACCGCGGGCAAGTACATGACTGGAAACATCACCATAAAGCCCGTGTACAACCTATCTACCTCTGTCATTAAAAAATATGAATATGTTGGTGGTGTTGGTCCTGGAACGTGGGAAGGATATGTC